ATAACTTTTGGTGGTACACAAACACCTAGTCCTGGTACGAGAACAGCACAAGCAGAATTATATGATGGAACTAATTGGAGTACAGGAGCAAATATGGGAACAGCTAGATCCTCTTTACATGGAGATCTAGTAATAACTGCACCTGCTTGTCTATCTGCAACAGGATATGTTCCTGGTGGTCCAGGTTTTTCTACTAATGCTGAAGAATTTAATGGAGCATATGTGGGAACTCAAACATTGACAACGAGTTAGAAATAACTATATTAGAAAGAATGAAAGAGAAAAGAAATATCCACGAGTTGATTGTAAAAGAAGCACCGAGTCTTAATAATTTATTAGACGCAGAAGATGTTTCTAAATTTAAAGAATTAACGAGCGAGCTTCGCGATACATGGACCAAGAAACAAGTCTTTAGAACAGAAACAGAAATGAGAATGTCTGTGTTACAGGACGCCAAGTATCCAACGAAGGCTTCTAAGTACTGGCAATGTGTCAGAGAACAAAATGTATTCCTAGAAAATTTAATGTCATTATCTTTTGATGCAAGACGTAATGAAGTTAAACTTAAAAAATTAAAACAAAAACTTGAGAAGGAAAAAGATCCTATCAAACGAGAACTCTGTCAAATTGACATAGATGAAAAAACTTATAGTGTTGCTAACATGCAGTTGGTGGCACGTGATAGAATGAGAGAAATTAAACTCTGGTCTACTTTGAAAAAAGAATTTAATGATGGATCCTTTGATACCAAAGATGTCAATAGACACCAGTTAGATTCTTATGCAATCATTATGAAAAATAAGGCAGAGACTTTAACATCAGGATCTTCTCAACCTGAAGTCTTTAATGTGTTAGGTCAATTACAAACGATAGAAAGAGTTAAAAAATCAGGTGAAATGATTTATAACAAGAAAGAAAAATTGACTCATGATCTCGGAGCCAAATCAGAATAAACAACTTTTCTTTTTAATGGGAATGCCAAGGTCTGGAAATACCTTGTTCGCCTCATTAATGAATCAAAACCCAGAGTTGGTTGTTACTGCCAACTCTATTACTTTAGAGATTATGAAAGATCTCTTTCTTCTTAAACAAACTGACGTCTTTCAAAACTATCCGGATCATAAATCTTTGGATAATGTTTTAGATAGTGTCTACGATATTTATTATAAAGACTGGCCACAACAATATATCATTGACCGCGGACCTGTGATGACAAAAGAAAACTTAGAACTCATGCAGAAACATTTTAAACGCCCTTTTAAATGTATTGTATTGCTTAGAGATCTAATGGATGTACTGGCTTCTTATATGAAATGGTACACAGAAGAACCGGATGCATTTCCAAATAGATTTAAATGTAAAAATGATGATGAAAAGTTAGGCATGCTGATGAACAATGACGGAGGGGTGGCTAAAGAATTAACAGCAATTCAAAACTCTTTTAATTATAAAGACCAGTGTTATTATTTAAAGTACGATGATCTAGTCAGTAATCCTGAACACTCTATTAAAGAAGTATATAAATTTTTAGATATTCCCTACTTTCAACATAAATTTTTTGATCTAGATCAAATCAATATCAATGGACTAGGATATAACGATGGAATTGTAGGAAAAAATATGCATACTATACGGAATGAAATCAAGAAAGAATACAATCCCTACATTGAAAAAATACCACAAAGAATAAAGGATAAATATGGACACATTAAATTTTAAAGTAGTTCCTTTAGGACAAACTGTTTTAAGATACGAGGCTCCTTTGGATGTGTATAATATTATCAATCATATTTATGAAACGAATTTTCAACACCTTCCTCAAGCTAATAAGCAACTCGTAGGAAAAATAGAGAAGGAACATTCTTTATTTTTCGGGGGTGAAGATAATAATAAAATGAAAAAACATAACTTACTATCTCAGAATGTATTGCAATGGTTTGAAAAGATGTTCAGACATTATTTAGATTGGAATAAAATTAAAGAGTATAATATGCATTTAAATTCTGTATGGGTCAATCAAATGTTCGAACATGAATACAATCCAGTGCACGTGCACCAAGGAACATTGTTTACAGGACTATCTTCAGTCATGATTTTAAAATTACCAGAGTCCTATGGTGTAGAATATTCCTCAGCTCATCAACCACAAAATGGACGCTTACAAATTTTAGGTTCAGCGTCAGGTCAGTTTGCAGCCATTGATTATCAACCAGATTTAAAAGAACGGGATTTTTATATCTTTCCCTATGATATGAGACACTGCGTATACCCATTTAATGGGCCAGGGATAAGAAGAAGTCTGGCAGCGAATATGGATGTGCAGTATGATCCAATAAGAAATAGAGGAAGAAACTAATGTACGAAAATATGCACATTTCAGAACCCAAATGGAAAAGTTGGATAATACAAACCACGACTCCATTATTTACACCCGAGCAGTGTAGAGAAATCATTGCAGCGGGCAGAGCACAGAAACCACAAACCGCACAGGTAGGAATGAATAAACCTGGCGGAGGTACTGATACCAAAAAAAGAATTACCACGATCGGCTGGATTCCGTTTAAAGAAATGGGTCACATGTATCATGATCTTTATAAATTTATTCAAAAAGCTAATGAAAATCATTTTGGCTTTGGAGACATACGAATAACAGAGAATGCACAGTTTACAGAATATCCTGAAGGAGGATTCTATGACTGGCATATGGATTGTGATGTAAACATGAGCCACGAACCTCCTGTTAGAAAAATATCAATGACTCTTTTATTAAATGATCCCGCAGAATTTGAAGGGGGTCAATTAGAATTAATGGCACCAGGAAAGTTTGCAGACTTAAAACAAGGTCATGCAATTTGTTTTGCGTCCTTTTTAAACCATAGAGTCAATAAAGTTAGACGAGGAGTAAGACAATCTCTGGTCGTTTGGTTCGGAGGTAAACCTTTTAGATGATTCGAGAAGAATTTTTTCCAACCAGTGTTTATGGTAAAGACATACAATTAGATAATAATAAACTAGCACAGGACATTATTAATTGGTCTAATCAAGATCCAGGTCTAAAGAAAACAAATTACAAAGGGTGGCATTCTAAAACGGATATGCAAACCAAACCAGAATACAAACCATTAGTTGATGAACTAATGATTATGTGTAAAGAAATATTTAAAGAAGAATGGTTAGACAGGGAACCGGTCCTTGGTAATATGTGGGCTAATATAAATCCTAAAGATGGAATGAACCAACCTCACGTACACCCCAATTGTTTATTCTCAGGAGTGTATTATGTTAAATCTAATCCACAAGCCGGAAGACTTAAGATATATGACCCGAGAGCAGGGGTACAAATAGTAATGCCTGTGAGAAAAAAAGGACAACCCCCTAAACATCTATGGAGGGATGCAAACATTGATCCATTTCCAGGACGTATCATAATGTTTCCTGCGTGGTTGTGGCATGCGGTTGAACCGAATCAATCAAATGATATAAGAATATCAGTAAGTTTTAATTTTATACAACAAGGTTTTTAATGACAGGCTTAATTTATAAAGAAGTTGACACCAAAGATATTACTCATTTAACAAGACCAGAGTTTATCAATGGACAAGAGAACAAATTTAATGGCACCCTTAAGGAATCCGTATCAAAATATGGACTAAGAGATCCTGTGTATATTAATCAGTTAGGAGACGGCACCCTCAAAGTAACGGTGGGCAATAATAGAATGGTGATTGCAAAAGAACTAGGAATAGAAAAAATTCCCTGTGTGATAAAATTACACGACCCTCAAAACAATGATTTAAATGGAAGAGTCCTCCACACAGACAAAGAGATCGAAGATGTATTTCATAGTAAAGAAGGACTAGAAATTAAAAAACAAAAAGGCATTATATATGAAGTGATGCCAAAGAATTATCAAAAACATGGCAAACTTTAATAAATATCAAGTCATTAAAAAAGCAATTAGCTACGAGTTAGCTAACTTTATCTTTAACTATTTCTTATTGAAGAGGGATGCGGTCGATTGGATGTATAAAAATAATATTACCTATGACAATGGTATGTTGGGCACATGGACAGATAAACAGATACCTAATACATTTTCTTGTTATGCAGATCAAGTGATGGAGACCCTCTTAGTTAAAGTCCTACCGATCATGGCCCAGGAAACAGGGTTAGAATTAATTCCTACCTATTCTTATGCAAGACTCTATAAAAAAGGCGATATATTAAAGCGTCATAAAGACAGGCCTAGCTGTGAAATTTCAACGACTATTAATTTAGGCGGAAACCCTTGGCCTATCTTCATAGATGGTACTGGAGCGAACAATGTTATCAATGAAGAGCAAAATTTAATCAAACCCAATGCTCCTGAAGGTACTAAAGTTCTCCTTGATGTTGGAGATATGTTAGTATATAGTGGATGCGAATTAGAGCATTGGAGAGAACCTTTTGAAGGGGAAGTGTGCGGACAAGTCTTTCTTCATTATAACCATGTCAATGGTCCTTTTGCTGAAAAGAACAGGTTCGACAAAAGGCCGATGTTAGGTATTCCACCGATAAGGAATATATAATACAATGGAGTTCAATGTTACAAAAAATAGAATTTTTACCTGGTTTCAACAAACAAGTTACTCCCACAGGCGCGGAAGGACAATGGACCGGTGGAGAAAATGTTAGATTTAGATATAATACTCCAGAAAAAATAGGTGGATGGTCTCAATTAGGGGATAATACTCTAACAGGAGTAGCTAGAGCCCAACACCATGTAATTAGTCAATCTTCCATTAATTTCTCTATTATAGGAACTAATAGAGTTTTATATGCATATACAGGGGGAATTTTTTATGACATTCACCCAATTAAAACTGACTTTGGAGCATTAACGAATGCCTTAGCTTCGGATAGTGGCTCTGCTATTCTTACCATTACTTTATCTACAACCTCGGGAATGACAGCAGGAGATATTTTATTACTTGAAAGTGTAACTCCTCCAACAGGGTCTGGTTATTCTGCTTCTGATTTTGATGATAAAACTTTTATGATAACCCAAGTAGTAGATGCTACCTCAGTTACTATTACTATGGGATCCACCGCTGATGCTACTGCTACTGATGGAGATCTGTCTGTTAAATGGTATTATCCCGTTGGTCCTGCTGAACAATTAGGGGCATACGGGTGGGGTATATCTCAATTTGGTGGAACGGTTTCTGGAGCTAAGACTACGACTTTAAATGGAGCTTTAGGAGATGATGTTTATGGAACAGGGAGTTCAGGGACTAGTATTACTTTAACGTCTGTAGCTGGCTTTCCAACTTCAGGTACTAATT